CAAATACTGATGCCACAATATCTGAATTAATAGCGATTGATTCACCATCAAACTGTGTTGATGCATTAGTAAACATTTTCATTGCCATGATTAAGCCTTCGTAAAAGTTGAACCGGTTTCATTTGCAATCCAATATTGAACATCGGATGTTGCATGTTTAAAATGAGAAACATTTTTGGAAGATATTTTAACCACATAACCACCAGAAATTAGTTTCAGATTTTCAGTTTTAAATATCATACGATATTTGTTTCCATTACCTTTACTGATCTCCAATGATTCGGTGTGTGCAGCGTCATTTGTAGAATCAAATGTCGTAATGAATATCTTTTCTCCATCAGAGTCAACAGCAATCTGAGGTGAAGATAATACGTTTGCAGTTCTCATGATCCAATCAAAATCTTCTGCGGAAAGTTCAAAAGAAATTTCTGGGTCTGGCATTGCCAATGGTTTTTCTGGTGGTGTAACAATCATGTTTGCAGCACAGAAACGATATTTGATTTTACTACGACCTTTTAGACCAGAGATAAGAACACTGTTATCTTCAAAGTCAATTGTTGGCTCTTCTTTATGAAGAGTTAGAATAGAAAGAAAGTTGTTCAAGTCATAAACACCAAACTCTGTTGGAATTTCTTCAGAGATTGTTGCTTCTGCCATAACATTTTTATGTGGTGAGACTGTACGAATAGTCTTACCTTTTTTGAAAAGGATACCTTGGTTGATTGAAGCAAAGTTCTTCAATACACCCAATGTGTTGTTAGATAATTTCATCATATACTCCATAATTTAATTTATTTTTCACTTGCAGAATACAGTATATCATGTTCATACAGGAACATCAAGCAGCAAATTGCATGTGCTAGATGATGTTTGCCAGATTCAGGATCAATTGTTTCACCTTCTTGGTATGCCCACATGTGTCGTTGTGTTGCATCAAAGTATCGGTTAAGTGAATCGGGAACATGTTTCCAATTGTTTGGTTCATATTTTTCAGCACCGAATGTCAGAACATCTGCGGTCGCTTTAAGTGCTAATGGTGGTAAAAGACCATAACGAATTTTACCACCATCAAATTTACGACCACCAGTTGTTGCTGTTTGGGATGCCTTGATAGCATCCTTATCCATTACAATTTACCAGTGTACTGAGCAACTGCTGGCATATTGCCAGTGAAAGCATATGTACCAATGTGTTGTGTTTTCATCCATGGACATAGATAGATTTGACCACCCATCTTACGCCACATCTGACAGAACATATAGTCCTCTGAAAGATAACGTTCAGATCCACCACCTACCATTGAGTCTTTGGTATCAATGACTGTATCAAAGTAAGCATGAATATAACGTGAACCATCAAAGTGTTGTTGACCAATGTGATCTGGTTTGTAACGAATAGTTGGATACTCTTTTGCCATCTTATCAAACACTGAACGCTTGATCATCATATGACCTGTACCAATTTCCATTACCTCTAATGGTTCTGAAACTTGGAACTGCTGAGTGCCTTTAACAACGTTGAATACATATTCACCAACTAGATTCTCAAGTTCTTTAGGATTCAAGTCTGGATGTTTACGAGCTGTATCTGCAATATTACCCCAGTTAATAGATTTCTTAGGATAAGGACCGCCAATAACATCTTTATCAAGTGCCATTAGTGCTACGATATCGTTCGGATCAAAGTGAATGTCCGAGTCAATAAACAACATGTGTGTGAAGTCTGTACGAAGGAACTCATCTACCAAATAGTTTCTGGCACGTGTGATAAGGGATTCGTTAAAAAGGAAGGAGAATTTTACTTCAATACCGTAACGCATCATTACGGTTTGTAGATCAAGACAAGATTTCACATACAGTCCATGTGACATACCACCATACATCGGTGTTGCTACGAACAGTTTGTTCTTTCTCAATTCTTCAATGTTTACTTGTATTTGCATAATTTATCCATAAAAAAAGAGTAGAGACACATAATATATATGTCTCCACTCCGCAAAGTTTCAAACTATTTTAGGCAAATGCACGTTCACCTTGAGCACGCATTGCTGCAATTCCTGCGGCAACTACACGCTTAGTTGGAGTACCTAGACGATAGAAAGAAACTTTCTCACCGCTGGTATTGATGCGACTATTCAAATAGATCGCATGACCATCATTACGCAAATCGTTGATGGTTGCTGATGGGTTTGCAATGCCAAATTGAGATTGCATTTTGTTCGGGGTTAGTGTGTTGTAACCATCTTCTTTAGAAAGGTATGCAAGCACTTTTTGTTTAGCTGACTTCATTCAAAAACTCCATAAAATATGACTGCATTTTAAAAACATTACAGAGGCAGTCTTTCTCCGCAATTCACTAATATAATAAGTGTAACACGCCTAAGAGAGTAAGTCAATACTTTCTTAGGCGAAAATGATTAGAATGGAACTTCTACCGATGGGTTGGTTGTTTCTGCCGCAACCGTTGATGTAACAGTTGGATCCACACCAGAATCAATTTTGGTATACAGATCAAGGAAAGTAACCTTGGTATCAGTATCAAAACGATTCAAGCAGAACTGAATTGCTTTCAGTTTGTCACCAAAAATACCGTAGGTCTTTACGATATGCACCAAACGGCGGGTTGAAATAACCTCATCACAACCACCTTCATCAAACGTATTGCGGATTACCGTTGCCCATGATACCAGTTTGTCGGCAAAATCTTTATCTGCTTTGCCAACCGATTCTAATTCTTTGGCAACAATCTTTTTCTCAACCGTTGCTGGTGCCCATTCTTGTTCAAACGTATTTGGGAAACGTTCAAGGAACGCTTCGTTCAAAACATTGGTGAACATATAACGACCATCTTCTGAACCTTTACCTTTGGTGTTAGCAGTAGCAAACACGGTAAAACCGGCAGCAGGAGAAATTAACTCATTCTTTTTCTTTAGCAAGAATGGTTTGCCTTCAAATACACGTTGCAAACAGGACAGGTTGTTAGAACCGTAATCAATCTCATCAATACACAATACAGCACCTTGACGGGCAGCAAGTGTAACTGGACCATCACGCCACTCCATCTGGCCGTTGATCAGAACATAGTTACCAAGAAGGTCGCCTTCATCAGTATCAGGTGTCATTGATACGCAAACGAATTTACGTTTAGCCTTGGCACAAGCCTGTTCAATACTCATGGTTTTACCGTTGCCAGAGGGACCGGTAATGAATACGGGGAAGAACTGTTTTGATTGTATAATTGACAACACATCCTCAAAGTTACCAAAAGGAACATAGTTGTCATATTTGAAAGGTACCAAGTCCTTAGTCTCAAGGTCTGTTATCACATTGTTAATACGATTACCAGAAGGCGTTTGGGGCGCTGCCATTGGTATCACTTGAGCAACCATATTGATTGGTGCGGGAACAGGCGTTGGAGAGACTCCTGGAACACGGTATAGACCACGTTTAACCTTGTTTTGTTCATCATTGGTGAACCAGTATGGCAGTGCCAAACCAGCATCACTTGCAATTTGTTTAATATCTGTCAAACTGACAACATCTTGGCCAGTTGCAATAAGTGCATCAAGAAAAGCTTGACGCTTGTCGGAACGACTTGTCATAATATAAACTCCATCTCACAATAGGAACTACCATTATAAAAGAAAACCACCACTTTGTCAAGCGGTGGGTTTGTTATCAAACTGCTATCTGTGTTATGAATCTTGAAACTAACACACGGTTGATTTGGCGGGACTTGTTAAACTTCATGAACGCTTTGGTAAGTGTGGCAGTTGTTGCCTTACCATTCACTTCAAAAGATTCATCATCTACCGACAGATCATTACCAGCAGGTAAAATATAGAAAGAATCATAACCTTCATTTTTTGATTCAAGATATTTTTCTTTCTTCAATTGCTTCATATACTTTGTTATCAACTCATTTGCTTGATGATACTCATGACGAATGGCATTTAATTCATCAGTAAACAAGCGGCGTTTCAATGCTGCTTTAGCACTGGTGATTGGTGTCAAATAGAAACCAACAATTTTAGTGCCAGTTGTTTTCTGAAGCCATTCACAAATACCTTTGCGAACACTATCTTCACCTGCACTTAAATTTACTTGCACTTTGTTTTTCTTATCTACCAGAAAAACATTTTGAGTTGTAGTATCAAAATAAGTTGCTTTATCACCGTCAGGAGCAACCAACCAGACAATATCATCAGCATCACCATCATGAACGATTGTGGTATTTACAATGTCAAGATTATTAACACGGCGAAACTCTTTGATGATTGGTTGCAGAGCAATCAATGCCTCGGACATTGGTGTATTGGACAAACTATCACATTGTGGACGATAGAATCGACCTGGTGCACCGTGACGGTGTGACCATGCATCCATTAAACAAAGAATATTCTTTACTGATTTAGAAAACTCTGCATTACTCATTTTGGAATTGATCATCTCACGGAGATAAACTTCAGAGCACCGCATATCATTTACTTTATCA